ATTTGGTGTTGAAACTACAATTACCTTACCCCCTGTGGATAAGGATGCCATACAAGCTGCCCAGAAATCACTGTCAGCTTCGATAAACGCCGCCTCATCAAATACAAGAATAGTGGGGGTAAATCCACGTAGTGCATCTTTTGAGGTTGCAACCGCTTTTACCTCAGATCCGTTAGTTAATTTGTAGTGTCTTTGTGAATTCTTTTCCACCGCAAAACCTGCACCAACCCAATTAGGCCATTGATCAACAAAAGCTCTAATCTTATTTGCCATCTCCATTGACGTATCAAGTTTGTTGGCAATGATCAATATTTTTTCAGGTTGATTTTTCTTAGCAAAAACTAATCGTTTTGAGATCCATGCTGCGGTTACCGTTGATACACCTGCCTGACGATATTTTAATGCAATATTTTCCTCGAATTCTTCATAATCTTGTAATAATGAAATTTGGTCAGGAAATAATTCTAGTGGTACATACTTTGAAACCGTGTTATCGTAAGTTTGTAGGTATGTTCTTAATGCATATGGAGTGTCTTGTAAACACTTCACATATTCAATCATTACTTGTTCTTTAGTTAAACCCATATCTAATAAATATCAATTAGGGGTTTTTGTTGTAAAGATTACTTCTTTCCTATTGAGAACATTTTACCAATTGGTAAATCCATAGGTGCTTCATCTGAAAACATTGTGAGTTTTTTAGGTCTACGGATAATCATAGAATCTGATTTGGGAGTTTTTTTAGACTTTTTTTTTATTGCCTCAATCAAATCTTTTTTTGTCATCTTTGGGTTGATGTTTGACTCGACCATATCAATAATTTTTTTTTCTAAAAATTTTTGTAAACCTTCATTTGTATTCCCTTTAACTTTTACAGTTTTTTCAGGGTGTTTTTTTTCTGGCATTTTTTTGTATTGTTTTTTTGATGTAGAATCCGAAAATTCTTTCGCCATCTTACACCACTTACAATTTTTACTAGAACACTTATTACAACGTGCCCAAAATAGACCTTGTTGAGCTTTAGATTCGAATTTCTCGTTTAATGTGGATTCTGCCATACCCATCATTGATCTATTATCACTAGAATCATCATCCATACCATCATCCGCCATATCATTAGCATCATGAGGTGCTTCTTGTCCTGTGTAAGTTTGTTCCGCATCTTTACCCAACGCATTACTTGATGTGACATCATCAGTCTCATCTTCAGTCATTTCAGTTTCTTTAACTTGGATATTTTGTCCTTGTAAAGCTGTTGGGTCCTGTAACGCCTGATTCAATTTTTTCTTTTGTTCAGGATCTTTGGTATCATAAACAGTTGTTCTAACTTCAGTTTGTTCTTTATTTTCTTTTTTGAATTTTTCAACAAGAAGTTTAATTTGAGATTCACTTAAATTCGCAACCGTTTTTTCAGATAAACCTTTTTCAATTAAATAAATGACATTTTTATTATTTTTCATAAACAACTTCTTTTTCAAATTGTAATACTATATCTCTTTCATATAGTTTATTTTTAACTTCTTCTTCAGTATCACCAAAATGAAATACTAATCTTTTAATTAAAGAAAAATCGATATCATCAGTTTCTTTTTCCCAACCTAAAGCAATTACATTATCCATAGAATCAATTACGGAAAATACATCTGAATCTTGTACTAATTCAAATGTGATATCTTCATTAACTAAAGTCCCAACTTTTTTTATATACTCCATATCAGGAGGTAACGGATAACCATTTGCAGGTTTGGATTCCCAATTTTCACCAAACACTTCCAAAGTGTCAGAGAAGATAAATTCATATATATTATCACCTCTAAAGTTTGGTCCCATTCCGTTTATATAAATCAATTGACTCATATGATATCTCCTCTTCTCGTGATTTTAACTTCGTTAATTCCTTCTTTAAAAATTAAGTTTCCTTTATTAGACATACCCATTAATTTAACTCTTGGGTTTTTAGAAATGTAATCTAAAGCGGAATCTAACTGATCTGCAGATTCTGATAATTTAATAACGTTTTCTTTATTTTGTTTGTAAACTAAACTTGTTTTTCTTTCTTGTTTTAGTTTTAACTCTTTTTGATCGTTTTCATTTAATGTGAAATACTTAGATAAAACTTTATCAACTGAAGATTCGTTAAATGTACCGTGTGAGAAAGTATCAACTTGTGGGTATTGGAAGTGTTTTCTACCTTTTCTTCTATCTTTGTGATAATCGTCAACAAGATCGGCTTCATATACTTCTTCAGTTTTTTCACCTTGCATGTTTCTCATTGCCACGTTAGCGTAAGCACCACCCATATAATCTTGGAATGCGTCTGCAATGCTATCATAACCTTCACCCATTTCAGGTTCTGCTGGTGGTTCAGGAGCGACTTCAGGTTCTACAACCTCTTCTTCATCCTCAACTTCCATATCTTCCATTTCCACATTATCTTCATCTTCATCACCACCCTCAAGTTTTGAGATTATTTCTTCGATGTCGTCTTCATCTAAAACATCAACATCAATTGCCGATAAAATAGAATTGATAATATATTTTACGTTTTGTGCGGAAAGTTCTTTTTCCTCTTCGTATGATCTAATTTTTTGGGATAATTTTCCTACAAGGATTTGGATTCTCTTAATGTCTGAAACTTTCTTTTCTCTTGGTTTTTCTTCAACGTCAACATCGACATCCATTTCTTCTCCACCACCAAAGTCTGGCATTTCTTCTTCTGCACCCATATCAGCAGCGGGAACTTCACCCTCAACACCTGTATCAGCAGCGGGAACTTCACCCTCAACACCTGTATCGGCTGATGGGACTTCAGCACCTAAATCACCTGCCGGTGGAACTTCAGCACCTAAATCACCTGCCGGTGGAACTTCAGCACCAACACCTAAATCTCCAGCTGGTGGTACAGGTTCAACAGGAACGTCCGCAACAGGTGCAGGTTCCGCAACAGGTTCTTGAGCTTTAGGTTTTTTAGTTTTTAGTATAAACTTTTTTTTTTGCTCGCCCAAAAGCGATGTACCTTCTTCGTTTTCGTGAAGAGTATTGATTTCTTTAGTCATCAAGTTCAATCTTTTCAAAGCCTGAGAATATGAAGAGTAATACTTTCTATTTTGCATAGGTTCAATATACTCAGTTTCTGATTCATTGATATTTTGTTTGATAATATATCCTTGTCTTTCTTTTACAATTTCGTAAGAGTTTCCATCTGCCAAAGAAATTTTATATTCAGTAGATTTTGTTTCGTTAACCGATTGTGGGATGTTTTCTTTATAACGTGCAATTTCCATTATACGTCTAAGTTTTTCCATACCCTCAAGTTTCTCACTACCGATAGGTCTTAATCCTGCCATAATTATGTTATTTAATGTGAATTATTTTTTTCTTAATAAATATATCGTAATCTAAGAATATTTTTATTATTAAGTATTTATTGGTTCATAGACAAACCTTTTTCCAAGATCTTGTGAGAAGCCCTTCTTAATTTTTCTAAATATCCATTTCTTCTTAGTATTTTGAATACCAAATTTTCGGATGAGTATTCTCCGTTTTTCTCAAGTCCACAGGTCCTGAACTTTCTTAATTTTTCTTTATATTTTTCAATCAATCCTTTAGCATCTTCAATGTCCTCATCCTCTATATTTTCTAAAACACCATCAATGATGTTCATCCATTGTTGTGCTTTACGTTCAACAGTATCTTTATCGATTTTAGTATCCTCCTTTTCAGGTTTGTGTTGCCATTCATCATATAATAAAGAATATACCCCACTTGAGAAGTGTGCGTCTTCTTCACCCTCAACATATAACTCAGTTTCATAACCAAAAATTTTAATGTCGTGGTTTTTATTAAATAATGCCTTCTTCAACATAAAGAGTTCCTTATATAACTCAAGTTGGGCTGACGGGAATTGATTATAATTTGCGATAATATGAATATCAAAATCAGAATATTTTGACCAATTGTAATTTGCTAAAGAACCTGTTAACACTATGTCGGTAACTATTAAATCTATTTTTAGGTAATCTAAAAATTGATAAGCAATTTCTAATAACCTTTTCCTAACTTCAGGTCTCATTTTCATTTCTTGACCATCAGAATCACCCATGTGTTTCTCATTTGGTATATACCAAATTTTTGGGTTGAGTTCGTCTTGAGGTTTAAAAGATTTAATAATTTCTTTGGTATTCATAACAATAAATACCTACAAACTATAGTTTCGTATATTTGTGTGTTTTAGAAATGTTCTTATTAAAGTAATTTCCTTGTGATTGAGCAGATCTGAATTCAGTATATTTCTGATGTGGTACATCTTCATACTCATATCTCAAACCATTCTTAAATTCTGCGATCATTTTTTTTGTTACGGTATCGTATTCGGTTCTAACGATATTTGATGACTCAATTTCATTTAAAATTTTAGTTCCTTGTATTTCTTCTCTTGTAATTGCCATTTTATTTTCTTAATGGAGTTATGTCATCTATATGACTAAGTTTATCCATAATATAATCCTTAACTTCATTTCCGTCAACATTAAAACCATAATCTCTAATTGTTTGGTCTATTTCCCGAATTAGTGGTTGAATTTGCCTATATAATGTCATCACATCAGATGGGTAATAAGGAGGGTTTTCAACATCTTCTTGTGTCCATCCTTCTCTTTGAAATACTTCTCTAATTTTGAAATAGGTTTTCTCTATCTCTTCCGTTAGTTTCAAAGTTTCCGCAAATTTTTCCCATGCCTTCATAACTATAAATATACGAAAAAAAAAATCCACCTTTTCAGGTGGATCTTTTTTTATTTGAGAGCCTTAATTTTATCACGATATTCTATCGCCTTTTCAAATTCTTGTTTTTTAATACACTCATCTAATTTAGCCTGTAACTCTGAAATTTTCTCTTTGTTTTGCTCTAAACTTTTGATCTTATCCCTTAACTCTACGGCTTCCTCAAATTCTTGTTTTTCGATGGCAACTTCTAATTTATGTTTTAATAACTCAAGTTCATCACTTTTAGGTTCGTTATTGAATCCTCTTGTCATATACGTATATGAAATAGATCCATCTGGAGACCTAAAAGTTTTTTTATCCCATCCTCTATTATTCATAGGGAAGTTAAACATCTCATCAATCATTCTGTCGAATTCTCTCCAATTAAACATATTTTTTCTTTTTTATTAAAGTTTATTTTTATTTTCCAAAAATTTTTACGAAATTTGTGCCATACCAAATATACTGACATTTTGTCAGGTGTAAATAAATTTTTAATTAACTATACTGACAAAATTACAAAATTGGACTTTTTGTTTAATTATTGTTAGTATTTGAAAAAACGGAAAACTATGTTAGAATTTGCAGACGACAACAACAACGAGAAAACTAAAAAGAAAACAGATGGTGGAACTCCTGTACTTGATAATTTCAGTAAGGACTTAAACAAGTTGGCACAAGAGGGTAAATTAGACCCTGTAATTGGTAGGAAAAAAGAAATATTGAGGATTGCTCAAATTCTTTCTCGTAGAAAGAAAAATAACCCAATTATTATTGGTGAACCAGGTGCTGGTAAAACAGCCATTGTAGAAGGATTAGCGATGATGATCCATAATGGTGAATGTCCTAAAAACTTAATGGACAAACGTATCGTATCTTTGGATATGAATTCATTGGTTGCGGGTACAAAGTATCGCGGTCAGTTTGAGGAACGAATGAAGGTTATTATTGAAGAAATCCAATCCACACCTAACATCATTTTATTCATTGATGAAATTCACACTATTGTTGGTGCGGGAAATAGTTCAGGATCATTAGATGCTTCTAATATTTTCAAACCTGCATTATCTCGTGGAGAACTTCAGTGTATCGGTGCGACTACATTAGATGAATACCGAACAAACTTTGAAAAGGATGGGGCGTTAGAACGTAGATTCCAAAAAGTTGTGGTTGACCCATCTTCAAAAGAAGACACATTTGAGATCCTAAAACAAAGTAAGGAAAAGTACGAAGATCACCACAAAGTGACTTATGATGACCAAACTTTATGGACGTTTGTTGAATTGGCTGATCGTTACATTACAGATCGTGAGTTTCCTGACAAAGCGTTTGATATCTTGGATGAGGTTGGTGCGAGAATGCAGATTGACATTAAATTACCTGAAGTTATTGAGAACTTAAAAGAGGAAGCGTTTAAGATCAAACAAGAAAAAATAAACGTAATCAAAAGACAAGATTACGAACAAGCAGCTGAGCTACGTGACCGTGAAAGAAGTATTTTATCCAGACTTGAGGAAGAAAAGAAAAGATTTGAGGATCATTTAAGAAGTAGTAAAAGAACTATTCCTGAAGAATTGGTTTACGAAGTTGTATCAAATATGACCAAAATTCCAATCTCTAATATCAACCTTGATGAGAGAAATAACCTTATCAATTTGAACGATAACTTAAATTCAAAGGTTATTGGTCAAGGAGAAGCGGTTACCAAAATTACCAAAGCAATCCGTAGAAATAGAATGGGTATTAAAGACCCAAATAAACCAATCGGTTCATTCATTTTCTTGGGTTCGACAGGTGTTGGTAAAACATACTTGGCAAAACAATTAGCGAAAGAGATCTTTGGTAGTGAAGATAATATGATCCGTGTGGACATGAGTGAATACCAAGAGAAACACACAATCTCTCGTTTGATTGGTTCACCTCCGGGATATGTTGGTCACGATGAAGGTGGTCAGTTGACAGAACAAGTTAAAAACAAACCTTATTCTGTTGTATTGTTTGATGAGATTGAAAAAGCTCACAAAGACATCTTCTCAACACTTCTTCAGTTGTTAGATGATGGTCATATTACAGATTCATTAGGTCGTAAGATCAACTTTAAGAATTGTTTGATCATTATGACTTCTAACATCGGTGTTAAACGTCTACAAGAGTTCGGAGCTGGTGTTGGATTTAAAACGGGTAAGAGTGATGCAATCAGAGAAGAGGAGAAACGAGAAATCCTTAAAAAAGAATTAAGTAAATTTTTCGCACCTGAGTTCTTGAACCGTATTGATGACGTAATCATCTTCAACTCACTTGAGAAACAACACATTGATGTGATTACAAAATTAGAAGTGGATAAGTTATTGAAGCGAGTTAGTGAGAAGAAATACAATTTCACTTACGAACAGGATCTAATTGATTACATCTCAAAAGTTGGGTTTGATGAAACATTCGGAGCAAGACCAATCAAAAGAGCAATCCAAGATAAAATTGAGGATTTAATTTCTGAAAAGATCTTGATGATGGAGATTGAGGAAAACAAAGATTATCAACTTAAAGTTGAGAATGATGAGATTATAGTTTCCGATAAGGAAGAAAAAGTTAAAAAAACAAGAAAAAAGAAAGAATAATTTTTTTATTAACAATTATTCAACTATCTTTGTGGAAACAATTTGAAATGGATCTAAATAAATTTAAAGAACTCTTATCTGTTCCAACCAAGACTTATAAGGAAAGTAAGATGGTGGAGTATCTAACCTCAACCATTGGTGATATGGATGGAGTAGCTCTTACTTGTGATGAACACAATAACATATATGCGGTGAAAGGAACATTGGGTGAAGGAGAATTTTACCCAATGTTCATTTCTCATACTGATACCGTACACGAACTTGTCGATCTAATTGACGTAAAGGAAGAATACCTTCTTCGTCCATATACTTTTGGTAAAGATTTTGGTAACGAACAAACTCTATGTTTAAAAGCATACGATAAAGACGGAAATCCAACTGGTATTGGTGGTGATGATAAATGCGGAATTTTCATTTGTTTAGAATTACTTCAAAAATTAGACAAAGTTAAAGTTGCGTTTTTCGTATCTGAAGAAACTGGTTGTCATGGATCTAAAATGGTTGATACTGAGTTCTTAAAAGATGTCGGTTATTGTGTGCAATACGACGCACCAGGTGATCACCTGATCTCTTATAGTTGTTTTGGGACTACTTTGTTTGATGTGGATGGAAAGTTCTTTAAAACCGCCTTATCATCAATTACAAAGTCATTTGGTAATGAGATGTTTGTACAATCTCACCCATACACAGACATCATGATGATTAAACAAAAAAGTGATCTCTCATGTTTGAATATGTCTTGTGGTTATTACAACATGCACACCAAGAATGAATTTGTATGTTTGTATGATGTGGAGCGTGCCATCACAGCCGGTATGAATTTGGTTAAAGATCTTGGTTTACAGAAATACGAATTCAAATACGAACCGAATAAACCAAAATTACAATATGACTTTGATTTCACAAAAGAAGAAGATGAAGATGAGGTTATTCACAATTTGGAATCGGTTGATGTTATTGAGATTACAAGTGGTATTATTATCGCAGATCCTTATGATGGGAATGAATTTTATATTGGTGATGATGACGGACTCAAACTATATGAGATCCTCAAAGAACGTTATGGTTAATTATTTTGGGTTAACCCTGAAATCCATCTGATCAAATAAACCTGGTTGGGTCGCCATTGCGATTACGTCATCAACGGTTGATAATCCTGGTTTATTATTACTACCCCAAAGACCTGTAGAAACAACATATTTAACTTTCATCGTTTCGGGGTCTAAACTAATGACTTTAATGTAGTACTTACTTCCAGGTATACTTTTACGTTTAAATAAATCTAACTTAGACAACCTTTCCATTTCTTTAATATATTTTGGGTGATATCTTTCTTTCGCATCCTCAAGATAATCATCTATAACATCACTATATCTTTTACAAGCATATTCATTGTATTTCTCTCGATCCCAAATATTATACTCAATCTCATAATATATTGGCGGATGATCTCTAAAGTTCTTATCAATGTATTTAAATATTACGTCCAATACATTCCCATCAAATTCACCATCATAAAGATATAGTTGTACTAAATTACCCCAACTTATGAAGTATGTTTTAAAACACTCGGTAAATCTACTTCGTCCCCAATTCTCAATACCAAAAGGTTTTAAACCATTACAGAATTTTTCACCAATATAATTAGATGCCTCATCACGTAACATATATTGTCTGGCACCACAATCTATCTCAGTCATATCGTCCTCCATTTTTGGGAAGAAGGCGTCTAAAACCTCTGTAAGTTCTTCTTCACCACTTAGTTTATCATCTTTAAAGTATTTTAGAGATTTTGGTGACACAATACTTATCAATTCACGTAATTTAACAACCGCTTCACCACAAAGATATCCTAAAGTATAACCTTCATTCCAGTCATCACTTGATCTATTATAACAATCATCACCGAAGTCGTAGTTGCCATAATACATACTATCAAAATTCATTGCATCATACTCACCATCACCACCTTCGGCATTCTTACCATAAGTTTCAGGAAAAAAGAATTTCAAAAATTCCTCTAAACCATCAAAGTTAAATAGTAAACCATCTTTGGTTACTTCAATAATGTTTGGATAATTTTCTCCATCTCCATCAATGAACTCAACATCTTCATAATCTAACTTACCTTTATTCAAAAGTAGTAGTTTTTGGAAGTCGCTTAACTCAGGTAGATCATTTTCTATAAGAAGTCTTTTTTTCATATATTTATAAATATATTGGATATTACAAATCTTTGTATTATATTTGTGGTATAAGTTATTTGACATATGGGGGCGTTTTTGGATTTGACAGGTATTGGCTGAGGAATAAGGGCATG